CACGGCGCAGCCGTGGGACAGGGACATGTCAAAGACACAACTCCTTGATAGCCGCAAATGGGCTGTAACCGAGATATGCCGCATTTTCGGCGTTCCCCCGCACATGTGCATGGATCTGGAAAAGGCCACCTTTTCGAACATCGAGCAGCAGAGCGCCGAGTTTGTACGTGACTGCATAAATCCCCTATCCGTGCGTATAGAGCAGGCCCTTTACCGTGACCTGTTGAGCGAGGCGGAGCAGGCGAAGTATTATTTTAAATTCAACACAAACAGCCTGCTGAGGGGCGACACCGCCACCCGCACGAGCTACTACAACACCATGCGGCAAAACGGCGTGATGTGTGCTGACGATATCCGCGAACTGGAGGATATGAACCCCATACCCAACGGGCTGGGCAAGATATATTTTATCAACGGCAACATGCTGCCGCTGGAAAACGCAAAACTCAACGCGCCTAAAAGCGCGCAAGCGAAAGGAGCATCCCTGAAAAATGAATAAATTTTGGGAGTTTAAGGCTCTCGGCAACGCCGGTGAGCTTTTTTTGTACGGAGAGATCAGCGATACGTCATGGTGGGGCGACGAAATAACCCCTGCGCAATTTCAAAAAGAATTGGCGGCGCTGGGGGATATATCCACCCTTGATGTGTATATCAACAGCCCCGGCGGGGACATCTTTGCGGGATTTAGCCTGTACAACATCCTCAACCGCCACCCGGCGGCAAAAAACGTGCATATAGACGGCCTCGCCGCATCCGCCGCATCAGTGGTTGCCATGGCGGGCGATACCATCAAAATGCCCGAAAACGCCACGTTGATGATACATAATGCATGGACATACGCCGGCGGCGGGGCGGAGGACTTACGCAGGACCGCCGACGAGCTCGACCGCATCAATGACCAGATAGCGGACATATACGCCGCCCGCACCGGCAAGGAGAAGGACGAGATATCCGCCCTTATGACAGCAGAAACGTGGATGAGCGGCACCGAAGCGCTTAATATGGGCTTTGTAAACGAACTCATCGAAAACAAAAAGGTCGCGGCTTGTGCGGATACCGAAAAGTGGTTTGCGCTGTACAAGCACGCGCCGAAGGAACCGCCGGAAAACAGGGAGCCTGACAACGGGGGAGCAATCCAGCCCGCAGCAGATATAAACACCGCACTGCAGGAGCAGCGCAAGAGATTCAGAGCGACTAAACTAAAAATTTTGGAGGTATAAGTAACCGATGAAGAAACTCTACGAAATGATGCAGGATCGCGCAAATGTCGCAACCCAGATGCGCGAAATAATGAACAAATTTGAAGACGGCGTGATGGACGCGGAATCCACCGAGACCTATAACCGGCTCGAAAAGGAGTTTGACACGCTCAACGCCAACATAATCCGCGAGCAGAAGCAGCTCGAGCGGGAACGCGCCGCCGGTGAAGTGATCGACAAGCTGGGCGACAAGAAGGACGAGCACATTAAAGTATTTGCCCGTGCACTGCAGGGCGATCCCGAGTCCATAACCAGGTACAAAAACACCACCATGACCCTTGGCACAAACGCTACCGCCGGTTATCTGACCGCACCCGTGGAATTTGTCAACCAGCTCATAGCCGGGCTCAAAAATGACATGTTTATGCGCCAGATATGCAACGTTGTGGGCCCCATAGGTCAGGCACAGAGCCTTGGGTATCCCAGCCTGACTACCGATGCGTCTGATGTGGCATGGACAACCGAGGTGGCGGCAGCCCCCGAAGAGGCGACCATCGCCTTCGGCCGCCGCGAATTTAAGCCCCAGCGCCTTGCCAAACTGATTAAGATATCCAAGACCCTCATGCGCCACGCACCCAGCCCTGATCAGACCGTGCTTGACCGCATATTGTACAAGATCGAGGCGGCGCAGGAAAACGCCTTTATGAGCGGAACGGGCACTAACCAGCCTTTGGGCATCTTTACCGCCTCTGACAGCGGCATAGCCACCGGGCGCGACGTTACCGCCGCTTCCGCCACCGCCGTGGCCACCGACGACCTGATAGAGTGCAAATACGGCGTGAAGGGCCAGTATATGCGCGGGGCCTCCTGGGTAATGCACCGCGACCTCTGCAAGATGATCGCAAAGCTCAAGGACAGCGACGGCCAGTATATATGGCAGCCCTCCGTGCAGGCAGGACAGCCTGATATGCTGCTGGGCGCTCCCGTATATATGTCCGAGTACGCGCCTAACGCCGTAGCCACGGACAAGTACGTGGCAGTATACGGCGACTTTAAAACCGGCTATTGGGTATGCGACAGCGACGGCCTCTACATACAGGTGCTTAACGAGCTGTACGCCGTCAACAACGAGATAGGCTACGTTGTCGAGTACTATGGCGACGGCGCACCCGTAGTAGGCGAGGCGTTCAGCCGCCTGAAGATGAAGGCGAGCTGATGAAAATCAAAATGTTGACCTTAGCAGCCGGGCCGGAGGGAGTAACCCCGCCCGGCTCCATCATTGACATAGACGAGGCAACGGCGCGGCAGCTCATCAGGGGCTGTTACGCCATAGCCATGGAGGCTGACAATGGTAATAACAAGACAACCCCCAGCAGTGGAACCGCTAAGCCTCGAAGAGGTAAAACTGCATCTGCGGAATAACCCCGGCGATACCAGCGAGGACAAGGATATAATAGCTCCTCTCATAAGCGCGGCCCGCGAATATTGCGAGAACTATTGCGGGAAGTCATTTGCGGAGCAGTCCATAACCGCTTACCCGGAGGTGAGCGGCACTGTGACACTCCCGCGTGGCCCCGTGATAAGCGTGGACAGCGTTACAGTGGACGGCGAGGCGGTGGAGTATACCGCAGACGTGCGCCGCGGCACCGTGACGGTAAACAAGCCCGGCGCAGTCATAACCTACACCGCAGGATACGAGGAGACACCCTACCTTGTGCGACAGGCCATGCTCCTGCTCATAGGCCATTGGTACACCAACCGGGAGGCTGTGATACAGGGTTCTACGACCGAGATAGACATAGCGGTTCGCGCGATGCTGAATCAATATAAAGGCTGGTGGTTTTGATGGCAATTAAAGCTGGAGCAGGCGAAATGCGAACGAAAATCACCATAAAAGCGCCGGAATACAGCATCAAAGCCGGATTCAGCGCGGAAAGCTTTAAAAATGTTTTCCCCGGCCCCGTGTGGTGCAAGTGGGTGAATGCCCACGGTACGGAGGTATATCAGGCGGAAGAACTGCACTTGCGGCAGCCCGTGACCATAACCATGCGCTACTCGCCCCTTGTGACCGTCGAGTGCCGCATATGGCATGAGCGGGATGCCGAGCCTTACGAGATCATCAGCATAGACAACATAGGCGACCGCCGGGAATTTTTGGAGATTAAGGCTCAGAGGGTGGTGACGGCATGACCATAGCGGAGATACTCAAGGATGGATACACCGTATGCCACCCGCCCTACATGGGCGACCAGCGCAGCTATATCACGTATCAGTGCATGGGCCAGATCGGGACGCTATACGCAGAGGGCGCAGAAAAGGAAACGGGCGTGATGTACTCTGTGGATTACTACACCGACACTCCCCCGTTCGAGCTGGCTATAAAGGATATCAAGGGCAGGCTCGCTGCGGCAGGCTGGAGTTGCACTGTGGACGCGGAAATATACGAAGTGGACACGGGACTGTACCACATTGCCATGACCGCGGTGGGCGTAGGAGGGATATATGGCTAACGTTGAGTTTTCCGGATTTGATGAGGTGGAGGCGGCCCTAAAAGGCGTAAGGGACGGCATGGACGAACTAAACGACGAACTGATGAACGATGGCGCAGACTATGCAAAACAGGAAATCGAACGGGCCATATATCAGTATGGCGAATATCGTACCGGCTCTCTGCTACGCTCTATCAAAAAATCAAAAGGCAAGGATAAGGACGGCTCCCGCTATGTTATGGTGAAGCCCACAGGGAAAAACGACAGCGGCGCGTCCAATGGGCAAGTGGCATTCAGCCGCAACTATGGGCGCTCTAACGACCCCGGTTCCCGTTTCTGGACAATAGCCGAGGAACGCGCAGTAAAGAAATTTGAGGAAATTTTGAACCAAAAGGTAAACCTATTTTTTAAGCAGAAAGGATTGGATTAAATGCCTACTTTTGATCTCAGAGGAATAAAAATCGGCAAATATATAAACACCGAGGGCACTATCACTTATGAAACGCCCATAAGTATGGGCGATGCCATGAGCGTGGAGCTGAACCTGACCGCTGCCGAGGGCAGACTGTACGCCGAGAGCCGCCTTGCCGAGTACAAGAAACTCATAACCGGCGGCACTGCCAGCGTTGGAGTGAAATACATCACCGACGCGGCACAGAAACTGCTTTTTGGCATGAGCGAAAATACGCGCAACGTAGGAACAAACACCTCACAAAAGAGCCTTAAAGCCACTGCGAAGGACATTGCGAAGTATGTCGGCATGGGCTTTTACGCCCCGGACGCTATTGACGGCACGGACAAATACACCGCCGTCTTTGTGTGCAAGGTGCTTTTTGGCGCACCCGGCTATGTATACGCCACAAAAGGCGACAGCATCACCTTCCAGACTCCCACGACCACGGGCGAGTTTTTAGCAGATGACAGCGAGGACAAGAATATCATGGAGATTGCAATAATGGCAAGCGAAAGCGATGCGGTAGCGTGGATAAACAAGTGCTTCGGCGCGTCATAAAAGGAGAACGGCATGGATATAAGACTGAAAACCGCAAAATACACCTTTGACGGACAGGAAATGACCCTCTGCTGCAACATGAATGTGCTGGCGGACGTGCAGGAAATGTTTGACGGCAATATATCAAAAGCGCTCAGGAGCGCTACGACAAAGACAATCGTGTGCTTTTTGACTGCCATGATAAACGACTATCTTGACAGCGAGGGCTCCGACAAGTCTTATACCGTGAAGCAAGTGGGGCGGCTCATACCGCCCTCACAGCTTTCGGGCGTAACGTCGCTCGTGATGGACCTGACTACAGCGGCGCTTCGCGGCGATGAGGAAGCGGAACCAAAAAACGCGAAAACCACGCGGAAGACGAACCCATAAATTTCGCGTGGTATCTTACGGTATGGGTGATACGATTCGGACTGAGTGAAAGGGAATTCTGGAAAACGGCCACGCCGTACAGGATAGCAAGAATAATCAAAGAATATGCAAAAATACAGGGCATAACGCAGGAGAAAACTAAAAGCCTATCCGCATTTTTGGGAGGTACGTAAATGCCGAGCATAAGAACGAAATTTATAGCCGAAGGGGAAAAGGAATATAAAGAAGCGCTGAAAAGCATAGATAACGGCATGAAAGTGCTGCAATCGGAATCAAAAAAGCTGGCGGCGCAGTTTGAGGATAATGCCGATTCCGCCGAGGCGTTGAACGCAAAAAACAAAAACCTCGACGAAAGCGTGTTGAACCTGAAAGACAAACTGGAATTGCAGGAAGAGTGGCTAAAGAAGGTGGGCGCGGCCTATGGCGAGGCCGACGAACGCACGATGCGCATGAAAAAGGCCGTGAACGACACCGAAACGGCGCTCATAAAAGCCGAAAAAGAGCTGAAAAACAACACGGAAGCCTTGAAAGAGTACGGCGATGGGGCTGATAATGCGGGGGACAACAGCAAGGGGCTGGGCGATGCGCTCGACGAACTGGGCAGCAAATTTGGAATAAGCCTGCCGGACAACATCAAGGGAACCATCGACGGGATGGTGAAGATAGACGGTCAATCCATGGCGCTGATAGGCACGTTTGCGGCGGGAGTAGCCGCCGCGATAGTGGTGGTAGAAAAAGCGCTTATCGACTTGACGGTGCAGCAGGCAGAATGGGCCAAAGAAATCGAGAGCGGTTCATCTCAGCTTGGCATGTCCACCGAATCATATCAGCAGCTCGATTATGTCATGCAGTCCGTGGGTTACTCGATGGATCAGGCTAAGGGAGACCTTTCCGCCCTTGCCGAGAAAGCACAGGACGCCGCCAGCGGCTCCGGCGAAGCGGCGGAAATGTTCGACCGCCTCGGCGTATCGGTGACAAACACCGACGGCACAATGAAATCACAGGCACAGCTTTTTACGGAGGTATACAGCGCTCTGGCACAGATGTCCGACGTAACCGATAGAAATGCAATAGCCTCAAAACTGCTGGGAACGACCGGCGAAGAAGCCGTTATCCCCATGCTTGAAAAATACGGCAGGGCAATAGAACAGGTAGCCTCGGCAGCGCCCATCGTGAAGGACGAGGACATACAAAAGCTGGCCTCTCTCAGCGATTCGCTCGGAATGTTCGAGGCAAAAATGGAAGCCGCGAAAAGCAAAGTTGCGGCTGCTTTTGCACCGGCCCTCGAACAGGTAATACAGATCGTGGGCGACCTTGCGATGCAATTTGCGGAGTTTGCGGCGGATACGGGGTTGGTTGACCTTTTCGGCACAATCATCGAACTGGCGGGCAACCTGTTACAGGCGTTAGAGCCGGTGCTGGATATACTCAACCTGCTAAAGCCGGTATTCCAGGCGATTGGCGGCGTACTGGCCCTGTTCGCGGACGCGGTGAAGGTGGTCGTAAACGCTGTGGGAGCGCTTACAGACACACTGGATTATCTTTTCTCCTTCGGGCAGAAGAGATTTGACACCTCGAATATACAGAGCATAGCCAACGTCTTTAACGGCACAGACAGCAGCTTCGGGCGTTGGATGGGCAGCGTGGCGCATAACGCCGCTGGCACCGACAACTGGCGCGGCGGCCTGACTTGGGTGGGCGAGAACGGCCCGGAGCTGGTCAACCTCCCAAAGGGAAGCCAGGTGCTCACCAACCAGGAGAGCCGCAGCGTGGGCGGCGACACATTTAATATCAGCGTTAACATGTCGCAGATAAGCGACATACAAAAACTCATTGACATGGCGAACAACTACCGACGCAGCGTGCGGATGGGGTACGGAGGGTAATATGGCGACATTAGCAGATTTGCCGCTCGGGGCAACAATACTCATCCCGGTAGGCACCGAAGAAAACAGGTTATGCGAAGTGGCAGATAAAAATAACCTCGTACCCGGAGGCGCGGTGCTGGTATACAAAAATGCATACGAAGAATCGGAGTTTGGAAACTCGACCCTATACCCGGACGGAACACTGGATAACCTTATAAAAAATACGATATTCAACAGTTTCCCGCAAACGCTGCGCGAAAAAATGATGAATGTTACCTTTGCTCTCAAAGGCAGCAATAGCATAACCCGCAAGATGTTCGCCCTGACCTACACCATGGCGGGCTTTGGCAATAACAGCGGAGTTGCGGAGGGCAAAGCTCTCCAATATTACACCAGCAACATCAGGCGCATAAAGAAAAAGGGGGGCGCATCGACCCTCTGGTGGCTTTCTTCGCAGAACTCCTCTGACGGCGCGTGGAGCGTCAACGCGGCCGGCTCCTCCTTCAGCTACCGCCCCTCGGGCTCGGGCGGGGTTGTCCCCGCTTTTGTAATCCCCCAATCAACACAACTGGAAGACGACCAAAACCAATACGGCAACTACTTCATAAAGGGCTTACTCCCGAACGACAAAATAACCGTAACAACGACAAAACCGAAAAACACATACGCCGGAAGCTGGGACACGATAAATTTTGAGTGGACATACGCAAGCCGTGAGGGGTTAGCACAGAAAAAATACGAACTGCAATATAAGGACGCATCTCACGCTGATTGGACTGCGTTGGCCTCCGCAGAATCGGCAAATACTAATGTAAATATACCTCCAAACACTTTTGCCGCAGGCATCGTAAAATGGCGCGTGCGCTGCACGAACGCAAACAATCAAGTTAGCGCATGGAGCGAAGAAGCGTCATTTACGGCCCAGGGCAAACCGCCGACTCCAACGGTATATGCTACCTCAAGCCCGAGGCCGGAAATAACATGGACCGGCGAGGGGCAGCTTGCCTATCAAATAAAGATCGACAATGCAGTATTGCACACCGCTTACAGCACTGACGGGCGGTATAAGGTTAAAGAATATCTGGCTGATGGCGCGCACATAGCTGCGGTGCGGATACAGAACGAATACGGCCTTTGGAGCGATTGGGGAACGGCTGAATTTACCGTTGCCAACACCCCCGGCGCGCCAATAACACTTTTTGCCGCGGGCGGCGAAAAAGCGGCCCTTGCGTGGACAGAAACGGATCACAAAACTTACTATATCTACCGCGATGACATACCAATAGCAAAAACCACGGCACACACATACTCCGACCAAATGGCCATAGGGACGCACAAATATAAAGTGCGCGGCGTTGCTGGAGACAGTTACTCCATGTCCAATGAGGTCACGGTCACGCTTTCGGTAGACGCGCCAGAGATAGCGGCGCTGGGCGAAATGCAATGGTTGCGGCTGGAATATTCCACCGCGCAGAATAGCCCGCTGGGCGTGTCGGCGTATCAGGATGTAGCGTATCAGTTTTACGCCGGGCGGCGGTATCCCGTGGCTGAGACCTCGCAGCAAATAACCAAAATATACAGTTTTAACGCTGCTTTTAACGATGCGGCGCAGGCAGCGGCTTTTGAGGGACTGCTGGGCAAGACTGTGATATACAGAGATCAGCACGGCTGCCTGTGCATCGGCCCGCTGATGGGCTTCGAGCTGAGCGTAGACCAATTTTTCAGGGCGTTTTCGTGCAGCATACAGCAGACGGACAACAATGAGAGGATAGAGTATGACTGATACACTGAGTATAATAGCCAGCCGCTTTGAGGTGGTACGCAACGGGGCTGCTACGGAGTACAATCTGGCAGCGGTAGGGGATAGCTACCCCACCGTCACCATGACTGCTGACGGCGAAATAAAAACCTCATTGCACGGCGTGTTTGAGCACAACGATAATGTGGATTATCTTAATGATGAGATAAGGCCGTATTACATCAAGGACGGCGTAGAGCATCCTCTCGGCATATACATGGTGGGCACGCTGACCACCAAACACACTAAATACGGCAAGGACGAGGACACCATAGAGGCATACGATCGGGCACTGAGGCTCAAACAGACCAAAACCGAGACCCGATATTATGTTGCGGCGGGGACGCCATACATGACTGCGATACAGGGCCTTATCCGGGGCGCCGGAATACCGCGCATACAGATGGACGATTGCGAGGACACTCTTGCCACAGACCGTGAGGATTGGGAAATAGGCACAGAATACCTGACCATTATCAATACCCTGCTGTCCGAGATAAACTTTTCGGATATTTGGTTTGATTTTGATGGGGTGGCCCGCCTTGAAAGGTACGAGGCCCCGTCCAGCTCCAACATAGACCGGGAGTATCGGGACGACGAATATAGTATTATCGCCCCGGAATACACAGAGGAAATGGACATATATGAGGCCCCCAACGTTTTCATCGTCAACGTATCTAACCCTGACTATGACAACCCCATGACCGCAACGGGCATAAATGACAGCATGATCTCCGCTTTGTCCACGGTACGCAGGGGGCGGCGCATATTGGCGACGCCGGTTGAACTGGATAATATAGCAAGCCAGACGGCGCTGCAAAAATACGCGGATAATCTTGCTGTGAAATCCATGCTTACAACGCAAAAAATCAAATTTTACACGGCCGTAAACCCGGCCCATGGCGTAGGAGATGTTATCGCGCTGTATAACGGGGAGCTGGTAGGCGTGTACGAAGAAACCGACTGGAAAATAGAAATACGCCCTGGCGCCCTCATGGAGCATCAGGCAAAAAAGGTGGTGTTCGTGTGATATATCAGGAGCAGGAAGCACTGTTTTTACAAAAGCGCAGGCCATCAGCGGCGAAATTTGCCTCTGTGGTGGCGGTGTCCGGCGGCAAAGCCACGCTCAAATTTGACGGAGAAACTACCGCTACACAGAAACACTATAAATATAACGCCGCGCTCTCGTTGAAAGCGGGTGACCGGGTAAAAGTGAATAAAATATCCGGCACTTATGTCATAGAATACAAACTGTAGGAGGGCGACTATGCTTACAGGCATTATACGCGGGCAGAGGCTTATGCTGCGTACACCACTTGTGGTGGCAGACAGCATAAACTATCTGACTGCAAAATTTGCGTTTGACGCCGACTGGAAGGGCCGCGTTATCACGGCCTATTTTGTATGCGGAGATAAGACCATAACCGCGGAGCTCACAAGCGGCGAAATCACTGCAGCGCAGGGAATAAACCTCACTGCAGGACGCTGGGAACTGAAACTATCCGGCATAAAGGCCGACAGCCGCGTGACGGCGGGCCCGGTATGGTTTGACGTACTGCCATTCGGCGCTGCGGATGGCGAACTGCCGGATATATCCCTGACGCAGTACGAACAACTCCTTGCAAAAATCGGCGACATGGACGAGTTGACCACCGCGGACAAGAATACCCTTGTAGCGGCCATAAACGAGGCGGCGCAGAGCGGCGGCGGATCCGGCGGCGGGGGATTGCCGGCGGGCGGAACGCCGGGGCAGGTACTCACTCGAACCGCAAGCGGCTCGGCGTGGCAGGACGGCACTCCCGGCCCCGTCGGCCCCCAAGGCCCCGAAGGCAAGAAAGGCGATAAAGGCGACACGGGAGCCGCAGGAGAAACGGGCCCCGCTGGCCCCAAAGGTGAGCAGGGTATCCAAGGGCCTAAAGGCGACCCCGGAGACAAGGGAGACACGGGCCCCAAGGGGGATACGGGAGCCACGGGCGAACGAGGCCCCGCAGGAGCGCACTTTACGCCCTATGTGACCGCTGACGGCGATTTATCGTGGAGTAATGACGGTGGGCTGGAAAACCCCGCCACAGTCAATATACGGGGGCCACAGGGCGAACAGGGAGCCAAAGGCGACACGGGCGAAGAATTTGCCGTGTTGGGCTATTACGCTTCCCTCTCCGCATTACAAGCCGGAGTATCTAACCCCTCCGCTGGCGACGCTTACGGCGTGGGCGCGGGCGAACCGTATGATATATATATCTGGGACGGCGTAAATTCCAAGTGGGTAAACAACGGCCCCTTGCAGGGCGCAAAAGGTGAGCAGGGCCCCACTGGCCCTAAAGGCGATACGGGCCCCAAGGGAGACCCCGGCGCGAAGGGTGACACTGGAGCTAAGGGAGAACAAGGCCCCACGGGCGAAAAAGGCGCGACAGGCGACCCCGGCGCGAAGGGCGATACGGGTGAGCAAGGCCCACAGGGTATCCAAGGCCCCAAGGGCGCGGACGGCCCCAAGGGCGACACCGGGCCGTATTTTACCCCCGCCGTCTCTGCCGAGGGCATAATCTCATGGAGCAATAACGGCGGGCTGGATAACCCCGCAAGCGTCAGCATCAAAGGCCCGCAGGGGGCAAAGGGCGACACGGGAACGAAAGGCGACACTGGCGCACAGGGCGAACAGGGCCCCGCTGGCCCTAACGAGATAACTGCCGACACCGCGACCAACATTAACGGTCTGCTCAAGGGCGCGAACGGCAAAGTGGCACAGGCCGAAGGTGGCACGGACTACGCTACACCAGACGATGCAAAGGCGTTTGTTGTAACACTCACAGCAAATACAGGAGATTTGAAAGGAACATATACCTCTGATAAAACACGAGCAGAAATATATGCTGCATATAATGCCGATAAGAATGTTATAGGTCGTCTTGCATCGGGCAATAAAGCCGTTCTAGGGTTGACGAATGTTCGCAATGAATCCAGTATACAAATGGGCTATTTGTTCTCTAATGGTATTATCATGCTCGATTCGGTCCCGGATACGAATAATTTATGGGCTGTGATCAGTTACGACTTTATGAACCCGCCCGTAATCGACGAATACTTACCTGACTCTGGTTTTCCTCTCATCAACAACACCATATATAACGTATCCTCTCCTGTGGGTACATACGTGTTTACCCCGCCCGCTTCCGGCTGGGTGCACGGTAAATTTACTACGGGTAGTAGTGTATCAGTGTCATTTAGTGGCACATTTATGGGCGCGGCCCCGGCAATAGAGGCAAGCAAAACCTACGAATTTGACGTATATAACGGTGTGTGGGCAGTACAGGAGGTTGTGAGCGCATGATACCATTGCAGTTTGCTTTACGGCGCAGAATGATGATGACAGGGGGCGGCGGTGCGCCCATATCGGAGTTGCCGTTAGGGACGTTGATAAATGTAGGCACGGACGGTGGAGCGGGTGCGCCTAACTATGAGATAGCGGATAAGGACAATCTTATGGATGGTGGCGTGGTGCTGGTCAGGAAAAACATCTATTCAAACTCGGCGTTCGGCTCGACCACGAACTACCCCAACGGCACGCTGGATAACCTGATAAAAACCACTATCTACAATAAGATGCCCCAAAAGCTCCGGGACAAAATGATGGACGTAACATTTAAACTTTCCGGCTCCGGGGATATAACCCGCAAAATGTTCGCCCTGACCTACACCATGGCGGGTTTTGGCAATAACGGCGGAGTTGCGGAGGGCAAGGCGCTCCAATTATACACGAGCAACGCCGACAGGGCTAAGACCCTGAACGGCTCGGCTGCCTACTGGTGGCTTTCCTCGCGGGCCTCCTCTGCGGACACCTGGTACGTCGGCTGGGATAGCTCTCTCCAGCACAACCTCCCGCAGTACCCGTATGGCGTTGTCCACGCTTTTGTCATCCCTCTCAAAACGCCCTATGACCCTACACTAAATACAGACGGTTCATATAATTTAATCCTATAAAAGGAGCAATACAATGTTAAACACAAACTATGCCAAGCTGGCGGGCGGGTATCCCGAATATTTACGCCTGCCGGTTGAACTGAAGTCACCGCTTATAATCAACGGTGTGACGCACCCCGCAGGGGCGCACCTCTCCACCAATGACGATGCGGCAATAAAGGAGCTGGGCTATAAGCCCGTGACCCGTTCCCCCATGCCCTCAAAGGAGGGCTTTTATTATACCGAAGTGTGGGAGGACAACGGCGAAGCGATAGTCCAGAGCTGGACGGAGCATGAGGCGCAAGCCACCACGCAGGACTATATAGACGCGCTTGCGGAGCTGGGGGTGAATGTGAATGACGCGCAGTGAACTTATGGCGCTTGTCGCCGTGCGTAAAGCGGAAATCGAGGCACACGAGACCGACCTTGTAGAGGTGCTGACGGCGGCGCGGGCGGGGCTTACCCCCACCCCCACGCAAGGCGCACCGTGGGACGCTGAGACCCGCTATATAGCAGGAGATACGGTAGAGGGATATGTCGCTCTCAAATACAGCCGCAACAAGCCCCCTGCCGCAAACCTCGGCACGTACTGGGCGGTGCAGACCGTAACCTATCCCGCGTGGGGCGACATCGAGGACGGCACGGTAATTGAGGTAGACACCATAGTTACCTACAACGGCAAAACGTGGCAATGCACCGAGCAGCACATCAAGTCCACCGTCTACAAGCCCAAGGCGGGCAGCTCCAAATGGAGCGAATACACGGATTAAGGAGCCGCACGGCTCTTTTTTCATAATTAAAAAAACAAAAACAAAGAAAGGAAAAAAATCAAAATGAAGAAACTCACTTGTATCCTCGCGGTAATGCTCATGCTGTGCCTTAGCACCATAGCCTACGCCGCAGACCCCGTAACTCTGGATATAACCGCGCTGGACTACCAGACCGGCAAGGCGGTATCCAAGACCTACGTCAACAACGAGCTTTTCCTACTCAAGGTTGACCTGGGCATACCCCGGTTTTTCGACCTGACCGACATGGAGCTTGTAATCGAGCTGGACGGCGTAAAGCTGGACACAAACGACCTGAGATTGGAGGCCGGAACATATTACCTGAGCGGCATAGTTACCGACCAGCCCGCCGCCCTCCGTATAACCGTCAAGGACAAGGCCTACGACAACGCCACCACGGCAGAAGAACTCTACAACGCCATGCAGAAAAACAGGACTGTGAGCAAGACCTACTATTTTAACGCCGCACAGCCCGCCGAACAGCCCATTGCAAAAAATCCCGTTGTGATACCCAAGACCGGCGATATATCTATTATAGCCTATGCCATCCCCCTCTCCCTGATAGGCTTTGGCCTCTTTGTGGCGGGTAAACGCAGATGAGCAGAGTAACAGGCTTCATAGAATACCTCGAAAGTCATGTGGGCGATATGTACGTCTGGGGTGCGCAGGGGCAGCAGGTTGACAGCATGAGCGACCCCTACGCATGGATAGAACGGCGCGAAACCAGCGACACGAATTACAACCGCGCCGTGAAATTCATGGAGAAGGCCGAAAAACGGCCTCTCTACGCATTCGACTGTTCCGGCCTCATCGTACACTACATCAGCGACATAAAGCACTGGATGAAGGGCGACACCAACGCCCAGGGGCTTTACCGTATGTGCGACGAAAACAGGGGCTACGCCGGGAAAACCCCCATATGGCCGGGCGACCTCGTATTCAAGTACAGCGAAAGCAGCAAGAAAATGGTACATGTCGGCGTATACGTCGGCGATGGCTATACCATAGAGGCGAAAGGCCGCGACGATGGCGTATGCAAGCGCAAGCTGTCCGATGGCAGCTGGACGCACTGGGGGCGGCTTGCCCTGCTCCAGCAGGAGGAAGAAAAGGAGGAGGTAAAGGCGCGGAAGATCATAACCCTGACGAGCCCCATGATGCGGGGCGACGATATCAAGGCATTGCAAACCGCACTCAACGCTCTGGGCTATGACGCCGGCGATCCTGACGGCATAGCGGGCAAAAACACCATTGCGGCCATACAGCGGTTTGCACAGGCACACAGCATGGCACCGACAGAGCTGCCGGGCATATTGCAAGCTACCGTATCCGTGGACGGCAAAATCTATGTAGGCACACTAAAAAAATAAGGAGGAGCACCCATGACCAAGGAATGGATATGGGCAATCGTAACGGGACTGAGCGGCATTTTGCTGGGCTGGATTGCCCACATAAAGACCGCAAGGAAAGACGCGGTTGATGCGGCTACACACGACACCGCCATTGACACCGCGCTTAAATCGGACGTGGACTACATCAAGCGCGGCGTGGACGATATTAAACTCGATATGCGGGCGCAGGCCAGCAAGGTCGAGGGCATAGACCGCCGCGTGACGCGGGTGGAAGAAAGCACGAAAAGCGCCCATCACCGGCTGGACAGGCTTGAAGCACACAACAACTAAAGGAGGAAAAGAAAATGAAACTCTCAAACAAGGCATACGACATTCTCAAGGCAATCGCCCTGATCTGGCTTCCCGCCATAGGCACTCTCTATTTCGCCCTTGCGGGTATCTGGAACCTCCCCTATCCTGAGGAGATAGTCGGCACTATCACTGCCGTTGATACGTTCCTCGGCGCGGTGCTGGGCATATCCTCGGCAAACTACAACAAACAGTAGCCCCCGGACGGGATTCCCTTTCAATAGCCCCCGGCAAACGTCGGGGGCAAATCTTGTATAAAGGAGGTGTAGGCTTTTGGAGAAGCGGCCTCTTATTATATGGACAAGACCCTGCTCAATTCCCGCCCCCGGTCAGAGTGGGAAGCACTCATACACGAATGGATACATAACGAAAAAGACCGCTGGCTGATAACCCGCCGCCTTTTAGACGGGATACCATACGACGCTCTGACGGGCGAGTACCAGCTTAAATTTGAAATACCCCTTGAATATGACCAGATACGCAGGCGGTGCAAGGCCGCCGAAAAACAACTGAAAACGCACTGTAAATAGCCGATAAATAGCCGATGGGAGCAATCCTGTCGGCTCTTTTTTTATGCCAAAATTCAGGTAGAAGGGAGCGTGAAACAGTGTATCCATACCAACCTTATTTTAACCAGCAAACCCAATATCAGCGAACCGAAGTAGTCAAAGTGAACGGCGAGGGCGGCGCAAAGGCATATCAAATGCCCCCTAATAGCTCCGCTCTTCTATTAGACGAAACGGCCCCCATAGTGTGGCTTAAAACAACGGATGGGGCGGGGTTCCCCTCTCTCTCGCCTTACAGCATAACCCCGTATAAACCCGCTCCGCCTGTCGATGTGAACGGCCTTGAACAGAGAATAGCCAGATTGGAGGAAATGATAAATGCTAAACCCGATACTACAAATGCTAAGCGGAGGAAGTCCGAGGAAACTCAACCCACAAATGATAGCGCAGGCTAAACAGATGATGTCCGTTCCCGGACAAATACAGAAGATAAAGCAGATGATAGGCAACGGCGACCCTAAACAGATGTTTTATGCGGCCTGCAAGCAATACGGGATAGACCCCGAAGACATTCTTTCTGAATTAAGATAGACCATTACCCGAAGCGCGCACGGGATTGGAATATAAATCGAAAGGAACTTTAGAACTATGGATAATATGCCCTCTCTCGCGGATATAGCCGCGGTAACTGATGGCAAGACTGACGGCTTCAACGGAGGCTTCTGGATATTCGCCCTTATCATACTTTTTGCTATGATGGGCGGCGGCTTTGGCGGCTGGAACCGCCAGGGCGAATTTGGACAGTATGCCACCGCTGCGTCTCAGCAGGAGATTCTCTTCGGTCAGCACTTCGGCCAGATCAATGACCGCCTGACTAACATCGGCAACGGTATATGTGATTCCACCTTCGCGCTGAACAACGCTATCACCACCGAAGGCCGGAACCTGTCCAGCCAGTTCGCAAACTGCTGCTGTGAACAGAGGCTCGGTATAGCCAACCTCTCAGCACAGATGAACCAGAACACCTGCGACATAACCACCGCTATCCACGCCGAGGCCGAGGCCACCCGCTCACTGATACAGGCGAACGAAATGCAGGCTCTCAGGGACAAAGTGTCCAGCCTTGAGATGGATAACCGCATGTACGGAGTAGTCCGCTATCCCAACGGTTACACCTACAACGCGGGGAACTCTCCCTTCTGCGGTAATAATTGCGGCTGCTGCTGCTAATTCCGGCTATGCCGTGATATATCGGGGCGGCGTATGCTGCCCCTTGATTTTTGAAAGGAGCATAAAAAATGGCTTGTAAAAATGTATGTAAACTCTGCCCCAACCTTATAATCTCCCAGTCCGTTACTTTCACGGCGGGAACCGGGCTGATAATCAACCTCCCGGCAGGCAACTATAACGATAATCAGAAATACTGCATCGTGGTAGCTCAGTCTATCCCGGCGGCTACCACTATAACCGCGCCCGTGTTTGTCACCATAGGCGCCGGCACGGAACAGTACCCGCTGATAGATAGCTGCTGCGCCCAGGTCACAGCCTGCGCTATACGCACCCGCACCAGGTATGCTACCATCGTCAAAACCAACGCCACGGGCGGCAGTTTTAAAATGCTTGGCAAAACCGCTTGCACTCAGGGGCTTGCCAGCATTGACGGAGGCGCAGAGTAATGAGCTTTAAGGAGATCATACGCCTGATATCCGAAAGGCACACCGATATGACGGAAGTGACCGATGCGCTCTCTGATATGATGCACACGGTAAAGGACCGTCTGCCGGAGGTATACAAAGAAACAATGTATTGCCTCGAAGAGATAGCATATCGGATAACTCCTGAAGAGGCGCGGCAGATAGTCAAGGGTATGCGCCCATACGGTCAAAAATGGGACTATGATACCATCAAGGCGTTTCTGGCGACGAAGGGCATAACGGCGGTATGCAAATACTATCTGTGCATGAATATGTACTACAACGACAGCCATGATACCGCCGAAATGGTAGGCAGGGGAGAAGACCCGGAGTTTTATTTCAGCCTTGCAAAAGATTTCATTAACGATATAGACGGTAAGGATTTCAAGGTTGAAAAATATTTTACTGCGTAACTGGCAACCTTCCGGCAACTTTCTGGCAACCTTTTATTTCAAGCCCTAAAACGAGCGTAAACGAAAAATATAGATAAACAGCCGCTTTTTACGGACGAGAAACTGCAAGGAACTGAATAAAAAACGGGTAGCCGCCGGATACCAAACATCAAAAACGCCTGTGTTGCACGGGCGTTTTTCTTAGGTATTCAGGGCTTTTTTGATTGCTTGTGCTCATTTTGCGCTTTCGCTCTGGCAACTTTCCGGCAACCTTTTTTTGAAAGCGTCCATAACCGCGCCCGCACTCGCGTCCTCTTTTTCCTTTGAAAGGTGTGAATAAATTTCAAGCGTCACCTTTACGTTGGCATGGCCGAGGAATTTCTGCGCGGAAAGCACGTCAACGCCGGCATTATAGAGTATGGAGGCGTAATTATGCCGGAAGTAGTGCGGCGTGAGGATAGAGGCGCCGTCCTCTCTCGTTTCTATGTCGGGCCCCAACTCTGCCATGCGCTCCATCAGCGAACGCCATAGCCTATTCGAAGAGGAATTGCGGTAGTATGTGCCATCGGGGGCAGGGAATACAAACGCCTGCGGGAATCCCCGCACGAGCATTTCTGCCAGCTCGTCCGGCAGGGGTATATCCCGTATGCTCTCCTTCGTCTTGGGCGGGGTTATCATGCCCTTCCTTAAATTGACCTGCTGCCGGACGTGTATGACCTTCTTCCTGAAATCTACACATTCCCATTGCAGGCCGAGGGCTTCGCCGAGCCTCATTCCGGTATAGTATAGCAATGCCACCAGCAGGCCGTTTTCCTCCTGCATCAGCTTCTTTGCCGCCACTTCCTCCACTTCCGTCAGCGCCCGGCGGCTTGACTTTTCTTTCGTGGGCTTGACCAGCCCCACAGTCACGTCCCGCTGGATTATCCCCTCGGAGTATGCCCGCTTAAAGACGGATTCTAACACATGATGTACATTTTCGATTATGGTTACGCACGTATCACCCTTGGAGTTAAGCAGCTCCTGCAAATCCATAGTGGATATTGCGGTGAGCCGCTTGTCCCCCAGCACCGGCAATATGTGCTTATTGAGCGCCGTTTTATATCCGCTCTGTGCTGATTCCTTTATATTCGGTTTTTTGTAGACGTTATACCACTGTATGGCGTATGGGCCGAAAAGCGCGTCCTTCTGCGCGGTGCGCCCGGTGATGAACTCCTGTTTGACCGCCTCCTTCGCGGCTTCCAGCTCCTTCTTTGTGCGCCCTGATACATATTTTACCACGCTGCCGCCGTTCATATCCTTGCCGACGGTTACTTTAGCCCTATACCTCCCGTCGCTTTGCCTTGCCATTTACAAAAACCTCCCGTTATGCTAAAATCGGAGGCGGAGAAGCACCCACCTCTGATCCCCCTTGCGCTGCGCCAACAGCCGGGGGGATTTTTTATTTTATCTTGCCGAGCAATACGGACTTCTTCGCCGCAAACTCCTCATCACTCAGGATACCACTATCCCGCAATTCGCCCAGCTTGCGGAGCTGCTCGACGGCATCAACGGGCGGCGCGTCCTGCACACCAGAGCCGTGTGCCCTGTCCCGCTGCTTTTCTGAGAGGATCACAGCCCCATCGCCGTCCGTAAAACTGCCGCTGGCTATACTGCATATATCTATGATAACACCAACACCAAAGCAGCCGGCAGTCAGCAACCAAAGAACAGCCGTGAGCGGCTTGTTGACGTAAAACCGATGTATACCCAAGCCACCCAGGAATATACATAAAAGCAGCGTAGTAAGCCAGTCCTTTTCAGATGCATTCGGTTTGCGAACACCGGTATTTTCCATATTTTCAACTTCCTCCTTTTTCTCTGCCTCGTCGTCTGTAATTTCCGTTTCGGCGATGAGCGGCACGTCCTGCGCCGCCTCGCATTTGATCTGTTTCGCTTCGCACTCATCCTGCTCTGCCTTGAGCTCATCTCGTTCCGCCTTATTCTTTTTTATACATTCCTCACAGTGCCCAAGGTTGTTGAGCGGCAAGAACAACCCCTTTTTCCCACACTGAGAGCACTGATGTATCATACCCATTGACCAAACCCTCCTACTTTAACCTTTCCCATTCTTTTATGCTGATGTATATGAGATAGCCTGCGAATATCACGAAAACCAGCATTATACCCCCTGCTATTGTCGATAAATGCTTAGTTTCGGGGCGTATCAGCCCCATGCTCGGATATCTGCTATCTATGATAAATATTCCGCTTAAAACCACCATCAATAATACAGAAACACCTGACAACAGGGACAATTGAATGTTTTTACGCCGCCCTTCGGCTACCAGATTGTTTATACGCTCCTTGTTAATGGCGATAAGTTCTTCGTATAAATCCTCTTTACTATATCCTTGCGGAACTCCCGCAAAGTCAGAATCTATATCCCGCAGACTTTTGCCAATAGTATTTAATATCCTTATCAGCGTATCCACGCCTGGATTTGATGTTTGTCCGTGAAGCACCTTCTTGACAGTAGCGAGCGACAGCCCGCATTCGTCCGCGATCTCCTGCTGTGTCTTGCCGGATTGCCGCACAAGTTCCTGTAATCGCTCAAAGTCCATTATTTTACCCCCGTTTAAACAATTTTTACCCTGAAAGGATACTATTTGTGGCTTTAAAAAACCAAGGGAAGGAGATATGCTTAATTCAGGCCGGGGCGGCTCCCGCGAAGCTTCTCCGCCGTTCTGGCCGAGGCGGAGGTGAGCGGCTCCCGCTCCCTCTGCCGGTTAAAGGCGAATCTGAGGCACGATTTGTGCAACATCGTTGAGCGCAGTCCCGTTTATAGTACTTTCAATAAAATCACCCCTTTTCTTTTATACGAAAAATGCTATCATCAAAACAGAACAAATGTTTGGAGGTGGAAACAAATGACGAAAAAAGAAGAATTAAAGGAAATCATAGATGGAATGACGATAGAGGAAATCACTTTGGCATTTTTGCTGCTTGCCAAGTCGCCAGAAACAGAGCGGCTTGTTCTTCGGTCATGCCGTCAACGACCGCCTTTAGCATAGCTTTACTGGAGGTGGTTTCTTCCGGGATATCTTCCCAGCCCATTAGATAGGCCGGCGTAGTATGCAAAGCGACTGCAAGGGCGGGAATACGTTCATACCTCAAATTCTTAATCTTGCCGCTTTCCCATCGCTGCACGGTGGCCTCTGAGACACCAACTGCCTTTGCAATATCGGCGAGGGTTAAATCCAATTCTTTCCTGCGATCCCTCATTCTCTCTTCTAAAATCATTTTGTTATCCTCCTCGTAAGCCTATAATACACTTCTTTATTTTGAAATGCAATAAAAATTACTCAAAACGCAAAAAAACTTTCGCGCCACGTATTGACTTTTGGGCGCGACAAGGCTATTATAAACTTACGCAATACGTAAGAAACGGAGGCGGAAAGG